TCATGTTCGGCAGCGCGGCGAGGCGCTTGCCCACTCGCGTCGAGGTGACCCGCTCGCTCGTAATCGCGGAGCGCACGATCCTGCGGGGGCCGTACTCCGACAGGCGCGTGGTGCCGGGAACTTCTACGGACAGCCAACCGGGGAGCGCGGTGGTCTGGCGTCCCTCGTCCACGGCATTGAGCGCGTCGGCCATGAGCGCCTGGTGGTCTGTCTCGGACACCCACAACCCGTTGTGCTGGTAGAACAGCTCGGGCTGGTCCCACGAACCGGGCTTGATGTTGTCTGCGACCTGCTGCGAGCGGAAGCCCTCGTTCAGACGGGCGTCCACAACCTTCGCTGCGATAGAGCCCTCCGGCGCTGCGCCCATGAAGTGCGCACGGATACCGTCCTGCCACTCTCCGAACGCCTGCTCCCTCGGCATCCCCTCGGCAATGGCCTGGTCTACCTTGTCCTTCAATGCCTTCATAAACGGCAGGTCCAGCGTTCCCCGCGCCTCCACCCGGCCACGGAGACGCCAGATGGTGCGGTTCATCGTGTACGTGTCGCCCTCGAACATGCGGCGACTGATCTTGGAGGTGGCGAACTTGTCCACCGCACGGGTGAAGTTGCTGAGGTCCCCCGCCCCCTCGCTCCCCTTCAGGATGCGGTTGAGGTCTGTGCCGTGATCGAGGATGCCGGGAAGCAGCCGCTCGGCGGTGTACGCCTGCCGCGCCTTGCCGGCGAGGACGAGGGGGTCGAGTTCCCAGCCGATAGCGAAGTCGAGCGCGGGGCCAACCCAGTGTTGGTACTTGTCGCCAAGAGGCTCCGCAATCAGGGACCCGGGAGTCTCGGTCTGGTTGAAGAGGCGCTGCGCCTGGTAGCGGCCCGCGGCCATGACGGCATCCCAGTTCTCGGCCGGCGTGTCGCCCTGCGGGTCATAGATCGCCGCCCCCCCAGCGGCCACGGCGGCGACCGGGACGCGGGCGATGACGACCGCACCGGACCAGAAGTCCTGGTAGCCGGTGTTCATCACGTGCATGACTGAGCCGACCGGCTTGATGACGAACTTGTTGAAGAAGCTGTTCTCGAACGCCGACTGGTCAAGCGCGATGCGGTCGGCTTCCTTGTTGACCTGATCCCAGTAGTCGGTGCCGACCGTCATCCCCTCGGTGGGCACGGGGATCGCGCCCTCGCCACGGCGGGTCGCTGCGTCCACCCAGTTCTGGTACGCCTGCTTCGCCTGTGGGGAGTCAGCGCCGTACTGGTCAGCGACGGCCTGCGCGGCGGCGTGTGCCCGCTCGGTGGCCTGCCTCGCACCGGGAGCGATTGCGTCCTGCACGTCAGCGATGGAACCCACGCGCTTCCCTGACTGCGTGATGTAGATGGCGGTGTTCATCGCGGACTTCGGGTCATCGGTTCCCGAGTTCGCGTACCAGGCGTTCACCCACTCCATGTTCTGAGCGAACCTGCCGGGGTTCAGGCCCAGCTTCGTGAGCTGCACCGCCATGCCCACGCCCTCTTCGAGCTTCAGATCGGGACCGTGCGACGAGAGGATGCGGGCGAACTTCCCCACCGTGTTCGCGTCCAGCTCGACCTTGTTCACGGGCTGTTGTCCGCGTGCGGTCTTGTAGCCGCTGCCCTCGGTGTAGGTCGTGACGTTCTTCAGCATCGAGGCGATCGGCACCGCCCCGAAGTTGTTGGAGAAGACCCGCGCCTCCTTCATCGTCAAGGGCTGGCCAGTGACCGGGGAGACGTATGCCTTCGGATCGTTGGTGCCCCAGATGTAGAGCGGGGACACGGCCCAGCGACGGGCGAACACGCGCCCCAGGCGGGCTAGCTCCCGATCGTTCTGCCCGAGGCCGGCGAGGTGCAGGACGACGTGGGTCGGCAGCGTTCCCTTCGATGAGCTATCGACCGTCGTGACCGAGGAGTAGTTATCGCGTGTCGGTGAAGGAGTGGACGGCCCATAGCTGGTAGCCCCGGACGGAGTCTGCTGTTGCTGCTCCTGGGGCTTCTTCTTCTTGGTCGTCTCAGTCGTGCCGCCTCGTTCACCAACGTACTGAGGCATCGGCTACATCCCATTCAGGGCACGGTCAGCAAACTGTTTCAGTTGTTTGGGGGCACCGGGGTCTTTGCTCACTTCAGCCGCGATCCGGGTGACGAGCTGGTCGTCTGTCTCCTGCGAGCCGGGGACCACTTGGGCACCCGCACCGAACGGCAGCCCGTGGCTGAACGGTTCACCCGGACGGTCGGTCGGGGAATACAAGAACTGCTCCCCCTCCCCGCTCGGTTGATACGGCGGGTTGTCAGGCGGGACCAAGCCGACGAGGTCGTTCACGTCAGCGGCCTCACCCTGCGCGAGTGCGGCGGGTCCTGAGCCCTTCTTGATCGAGGGCTGGGGGGCTTGTCCTGGTTCTGGCAACTACGCTCCTGCCTGAACTGTCTGTGGTTGCGGCCCAACCGCCGCCCCCGGGATGCCCGGTGCTTGGCTTGGCGCACCCGGAGCAGAGCCCGTCTGTGGGGCGGCGGGGGATCCCGCCGGGGCGGGAAGCTGCTGCGGCACGATCGCGGCGATTGCCTCGCCCAGCGTCACTTCGTCGGATTCGAGGGCCTGAGAAATGATGGCTAGGTGGAAGGGCGAGATGGTGCCGGCTGCGGCTTGCTGTTGCAGACCCGCAATCAAAGCCGCCTCCATCGACTCCAAGAGCTTGCGCTTCTTGGTTCGCTGCGGGTCCTCGGTGAAGGGCGACAGTTCCATCGCGTCCTCCTGGGAGATGATGCCTCCCCCGAGCTGTTGCAGAACCATGACGCCCTGGTTGATCTCGTCCAGTCCAGACATCGGGCCGTAGCGGAGGATCACCTTGCGGTAGCCCTTGATGTCCTCGCTCGGCTTGTAGGTCTCTCCACCGGAGAGGGACCAGATGTGCTTGGTGGCGTCGGGAGACCACTTCTCCTCGCCTTCCAGGGCGATCTCCATAGCCGCTTCGATGAGCGGGCCGATGCCGTCGCGCTGGATGCCCCGGATGTCCTCGGTGAACTGGCCCTGTGTGGCACTGACACCAGCAGCCGAGATGATGGACTCGTTCGGGTCACCGCTTCGAGAGACCGGCAGCATGAAAGATGTTCGCACCGAACCCGAGACCTCACGCATGATTTGGAAGTTTGAGAAGGGTTGGTTCGGTGACTGAACGTATTCGTACCTGCCATCGGGCGATTCGAGTGCGATGGTGGCATCGGGACCGTAGTCCTCGGGGTTCTGGACGTTGTAGGCAAGGCGCTCCGGGTAGACCTTCTTGATGGCGTCATCCATCACCATCCGCATCAGCTTGTCCCAGTACGCGAGGACGCCGAGGCCGGATGTGAACTCACCGGAGTAGGTGCCGTCGAGGTTGGCCGCGGCCTTCACCACGACGGGACAGTGAGACAGCTTGTGGGCCTCGCTCACGATCATGGCCCGGGGCCTGCCCCGGTTGCTGCCGGCATTCAGCGACTCCACGGCGACCTGGGCGTTGGTGCCGTCGTAATACTCGATGACTCGCAGCTTCTCCAGCGAGGACGCCTGCGGGTTGCGTTCCCTCGGCCAGTCAAGCGTGATGCCGTACTGCGCCTCGATGGTGTGGCGGTAGTCCTCGTAGGCGTAGACGAAGGAGTCCACGAACGGGCCCGGGGAGAAGATCGGCATGGGATAGGAGAACGACGGGTCCATCCGGGTGAACACGGGGAACCGCGTCTTGGCAGGCTGGGAGAAATCGGGCATGACCTTGCAGGCGACCAGTCCGGTGCCCATGTAGTCCATCGCCCACATCTGGGAGGTGTAGCCCCGCAGGTGGTTCATCTCCAGCCAGGAGGTCGTGATGCGCTCCAGCTTGTTCGCCTTCTCCCGGGCTTCGTCCCCTTCGCCTTCGGGACGGCAGCGGAGCTGGGGCGGGGTGGCGGCGATGGCGTTGGCGCGGTCGCGCAGCGCGATGCGGACCATGTTGGGGACGGCAGGATCTACCCGCTCGGTCGTACCATCGGGCCAGATCATCGCCCAGTCGTCCTGATAGATGCGCCTCAGTTCGTCCTGGTCGTCTTGCCAATCGCGGTAATAGGTACGAAGGCTGCCCCAGCGGTCCAGAACCCTTTCGGCCATCTGGCGCTCAGACAGCTCGTCGGCCATCTCTTGTTCATTCAGTGCCACAAGTAACTCCTACTGGGTTCGTCTAGGGCGAATCACCATTTACGTCTGGTGAGGTGCATGGGCTCGCCACGTTGGGCCAACGATCCGGCGTTGGTCAGTGCGGGGATCTCCTCGTCGGTGAAGACCCTGAACTCGGCGGCCGGCGCACCTATCAACATCTGGAACGAGTCCTGCTGGAACGAGTCGGACTGGAAGCCTTCGTCACCCATCGGACTTAGCCTTGCGTCCCCAGACCACCGCTTCGCCCCCGTACCGTGGGCGGATGTGGAATGCGTGGGTCATGGCAGCGTCGGGGAAGTAGGGGCGCATCTGCTCCACGACCATCGGGCCAGTCAGGGCTTGGTGGTGGACGTGGCCCTCGTGGTGGTACTCCTCGGCCTGCTCGACGGTCACGTCCTCGTGGCGCTCGGCGCGGATCTTGATTCCCCCGAACACCGCGCAGTTCAGCCAGTAGCGATCGAAGGTCCCCTCGTAGACCAGCATCAGCGACTCGAACACGTCGGGGATCGCCACGGTGATGAGGCCGCCCGGTTCGAGGACCCGGTGCCACTCCTCCATCGGGTCTTGGTCCCACTCCAGGTGCTCCAGGATGTGAGAGGCGAAGATCTCCTCGATGGAGTCATCCGCGAAGGGGAGCGCCATCACGTCGGCCTGCACCCCGGCGGCGTCGGCGTGCTCCGGGCCACCGATGTCTACGCCCAGGAACCCGTCCACTACAACGTTTTCGCAGCCCAGGTTTAGCTTCATACCTTCAGCGACTCCGGCACCTCGGTGCCCATCTCGATCTTGTCTCCGACCTCCACCGGGAACGTCAGCCCCTCAACCTTGGATGGTTCGAGGTTGGAGAACTCGGTCTTGTAGGAGTCCAGGTGCTTCACCTCGAACCGCTGCCAGAGCTTCGCGTTGCCTCCCCGGTAGCGGTCGGCGCAGACGAAAATCGCCATGGCGATGTTCCCGAACTCGTCGAAGTCGTTGAGCGCGTGCTCCAAGAGCTGCCGCGAGACGAGCATGCAGCCGAGTTCCTGGTACATGAAGCTGTCTGGCTCCACGCCTGCGGCATCAGCCACTTCCTTCCGCAACGGGTAGGCGTGGGTGACGAGGTGGATTCCCCCGTACAGAGCCAGGTCCACCATGAGTTGCAGCGACTCGGGGGCTGGCACGTTGTCGGCCTCCACCGAGTAGATCCAGTAGGCGTCAAGGTCCTGGGCCCGCTGCAAGATCAGCTCCCAGCACTTCTTCATGGTGCGGTCCCAGTCGGGCCACGGGCTTAGGTAGGAGGCGTCGATGCCGCTGCGCTTGACGCGCTCGTAGTAGTTCTGCGTCCCGGTCGTGTTGTCGATCTGGTAGGCCCGCTTGGGCTCGTAGTCCAGCGCCTTGTAGCCATCCAGCCAGGGTTCGAGACAGGGCTCCTTGCCGGCGTAGGTGGGGCACGCAACGAGGACGAGGCCCTGGTCGCTCGTCATGCGTACCGGATGATCTTCGGCATCGCCAGGAAGTTCGGCACGATGCTGGCCGTGTGGTCAGAGGGAGCCGTGAAGGAGTGGGTGACGACGCCGTGGGAGTTCGCCTGTGTGATGGCGTGGCTCGCGGCTCCGTGCGCTGCGGACGCAAGACCGTCGTGGGAAAGCGCGGCGTGGTTCGCTGTTGCGAGGCCATCGTGGGACAGCGCCGGGTGTGTGAAGGACGCCTTGTGCGTGCCCGCCCCCACGCCGTCGTGGGACAGGGCCGCGTGGTTCGAGGATGCGACACCGTCGTGCGACAGGGCAGGGTGTGTGAACGAGGCGGCGTGGGTCAGCGCACCGAACCCGTCGTGCGGTTCGGCGGGGTGCGCGAAGGAGGCAGCCGAGGCTCCGGTGACGGGGGTGATCGTGATGCGAGATGCCGTACCCGTCTGCACCGAGTATGTGTTCACGGCGATGGCGGGGTGCGTGAAGCTCCCCGTGGGGTGGGTGGATGCGGTGAAGCCTGCGTGGTCGGCCTGCGCGGCGTGCGACAGCGAGCCGGTGGGGTGCGACGAGGCGGTGAAGCCTGCGTGCGTCAGGCCCCCGGTCGCGTGCGCGGAGGCCGTGAAGCCTGCGTGATCTGCTTCGGCCGCGTGCGACAGAGACCCCGTGGGGTGTGAGGACGGGGTGAACCCCGCATGGGTAAGACCTCCTGTCGCGTGGGCGGATGGTGTGAAGCCAGCGTGGGAGAGAGACGGATGGTCTGCGACAGCGACCCCCGCGTGCGCGAGCGTCGGGTGGTCTGCAATCGAGCCGTTGTGTGTCAGCGTGATTCCGGTGGCCGACGCAGACTGCTCCAGGCTGCCCCGGATATTGGACTTCGCTATCCCCGAGTCGTCTTGCTTGGCTCCCACGATGTACATGTCGCGGGTGTCGGGGATGTTGAAGTGCGTGCCATCTGCCGCACCCCACATCGTCCCGATAGCGGCGAACAGGTCCGCATAGGTCCCCGCACGCAGCAGCGAGGCCCCGTTGCAGAACAGCCAGCCCGAGGGCACGTTCGCCACCGGGCCACCGAAGTCCACCAGTGACCCGATGGGCACCGTGCCGGCGGGAATGCCGGCGACCTCGTGGACGGCGTTCCAGTCGGACGGTCGAACGAGGCTGGTGTCAGCTCCGTCTGCGAGCGCCGAGGAGAACGCGTGGGATACGGTCAGGGTCACTGACGGACGAACCTCCGCTGGGGCGGGAACAGCATCTTCAGGCGTTGCTGCTCCTTGGACATCTGCTCCTCCGCGAGGGCCCGCCAGTACGCGGCGGTGCGATTGGCGTCACCGGGCTTGACCGTCTGGTCCCCCTGGTTGTTGGGGCCAGCGAGTCGCTTGGGCTCGGTCCACTCCAGCAGGTAGGCACAGGCGAGGAACTGCACGATCCGCTCTTGGGCTGCGGTCAGGGTGCCGATGGCGAGCGGGTGACGGCAGGTGACGTAGTAGATGTCCGTCCCGGCCGTGCCGTAGTTCCCCTGGATGACGAAGTACTTGCCGGTTGAGTAGAGGCTCGTGTCCGCGTTGGTGGGCGTGGGGGAATACCACAGGGCGGCGCGGCGGGGCGACACCATCCCAGTCGTCATCTGGTACACGTCCATGAACCGTTCGCAGGTTGCCGTGGGCGCGTCGTAGAAGTCCGAGGTCGCAGAGCTGGTGACCTGGTGCTCCAGCAGGTCGAAGATGTTCTCCCCGTCAAGGTCGGCGTCCAGCACCGTGTTGATCGCCTGGCTCACGGTGTCGTACTCGAACCTGGGCCTCAGCGCCAGGACGGCGGCGTTGGCGTGCGCTGCGCCCGTGGAGCCCCGGTAGCTGCGGCGGATGGTGCAGACCGAGGTCGAGGGGTTCACTGCGGTGACGAGCACCTTGTCCCCGAGGTCATCGTCGAACTCCCACCACTGGCCTACCGCGAACTTCGTCACGTCGGTGACGGTCATGGTCGTGGTGGAGCCTGCTGCAATCGACGCAGCGAGCACGTCGGTCAGCGGGTCGTCTTGCAGCAGCCTGCGGATGATCTTTACTTGCGCGGCTATGGTCGTCATCGGGGCCTTCCATCTTCACGGTTGTGGACTAGGTGCTCGTCCTTTCCATTGACCAGCCCGCCACGGCCGTGGTGACGGTTGCGAACGAAGTCGAGGCCGTCCACGGTTGGGCCGCCGGCAACGTGGAGGCCCACCATGTAACCGTCGCCGACGATGGCGTCGTCATCGACCAGCCAGGGCCCGCCGCCGCCGATGTTGAAATAGCGGGAGGTCATTGGAGCAACCCGTAGAGTTTGAGGTCAGCGATCAGCGTTCCCAGCACATCGGCCAGCTCGTCGGTGGTCGTGGCGTTAGCGTCGTAGGCACGATCCGCAGACACGTTCGTGACCGTGTATGCCGAGGCGCGGGCAGCCGGGGTGACCCCGAAGAACCCCACCTTGTCGCCTCGGTGGTCGAACGGTCCCTTGTACACGACGAGGCCCCTGTGGGTGTTGGCCCCGCCACCGGTCTGGTCCCGGTCCGAGATCATCACCACGGAGTCACGGGAGGAGTTGGTGTTATCCACCAGAGACGCGCCCGTCCAACTGTTGCCGGTGAGGAAGTAGTTGCATCCATTCGTGGCGGCAGCGGAGTCGGTGGACAGGGTGATGTTGCCCGTGGACAGGTTGTTCCCGGCGATGATGGCCGAGTAATGCGTCCGCTCGAAGGTGACGGCCCCCTGAATGTTGTTGCCGATGATTTTCAGGTTGTGAGACGTGTCGCTGTGGATAGCGGGGCCTATGTTGTCCTCGAACCAGTTTCCCTCGATGGTGCAGTGAAGCGACCCATACACGTTGATCCCGTAGTCTCCCGCCCATGCTTCTATGACCGTGCCGTACACGCCGATGCCGTCTACCTGCTCGATGAAGATGGCAGAAAGTGCTCCAAGCCCGGTGTTGGACATCAGGCAGTCGCGCACAACCCCGGCGTTGGCGTTCCCAGTGAACGTGATCCCGCCGCCGTGACAGCCGTAGAAGTGACAGCGCGAGACCATCACTTCGAGGTTGTTCTCGATCTTCAGGGCGTAGGTGCTCGTGCCCTGCATACCGACGAACAGGACATCAGTGATGTGGTTGTCGTTCTGCCCGCCGACGCCTCCGGTCAGGTACACGGCCTCGCCCGTCGCGGTCGGGAGGAGCGAAAGATCCCCCAGCGGTGCCCCGATGTTCATGTGTTCGATGCGCGTCCCCGACTTCGTATCCACCTTGATCATCGGGTTCGCACCCGTCTGCGGAACCAAGCAGGTCCCCTGACCCGCCCCGCGCAGGGAGACGTAGTTGTCCATGTTGATCGTGGATGTGATCTTGTATTTGCCCTTCGGGATATAGACCCCGCCGCCGTTCACGGGCAGTGCGTCGATAGCAGCCTGGATCGCGGTAGAGCTGTTGGAAACCCCCGTGGGGTCAGCGCCGTAATGGAGGGCGTTCTCCCAGATGTCCAGGGTTCGGCCGTGCATGCTGGAGTGGGCTTCTGTGCCGTCCGGGCGCGTCATTGCCGCGACGAGATCTGATGCCGCAGGGTAGGTGGTCATGGGGTGCCCCATTTCGCCTTCAGGGCGGCTTCCAACGAGTCACGGTCGGTCGATGAAAGAGCCGAGTTGTACATCAGAAACTCACCGATCTCGGTGTTGTAGAAGCGCGTGGCGTCTGTGCCGAACACGATTGGCGAGAGGCTGCCGGTGTTCGGGTTCACCGAAGCAAACTCCGCAGCCCGGTCCAGGCGGTAGACGGAGCTTGCCCCGTTGAACACGACGTAGTGGACGTGATACGACGTATCGGCCGTGATGTTGCCTGCCGTGATGGCCGTGCCGGCGTAGAAGCTCCACTTGGCAGAGCTAACGTCTTTGTAGATGATTTGCCGGGATCCCGTTCCGTCCACGAGTTCTGTGGACGACCCTGCTTCGTCTACGACGATCCTCCCGACGAGCAGTATCGTGTTGGGCTGCGCCTGGGTAATCGCGGCGCTGGTCAGCAGGTCGTTGGTTCCGTCGAATAGCGCTCCACTCTTTCCGTTTTGCAAGGCCAGTTTGTAGGCGGGGCCGTTCGTCGCTTCTGATAGATGCTTGGCGTTGCCCGACTTGTCGGTTACTCCCTTGATGACATCCGTGTCGCTCGCTACTGGCGTCGTGCGTGCGGTGTCGGTGAACAGCGAGGCGGCGTCGGAGAAGTCGTACCAGGCCACCAGCCCAGTAATCGACAGAGGGCTGAATCCCCGCTGAAGCCCGATGAGCTTCTGGGCCACGGTCACGCCATCGCCTGCCCGCCGACGAAGCCGTACCAGGTCGTCCCGCCGTCGATCGTAAGGAAGGTGAAGATGTCCACCTTGCCGACGCCGGACGTGAGGGTTGGGGCCGTTGCGGCCGCCCACTTCACGCCAGTGAACGTCGCGGTGAACGCGCCGTTGTTCGTGACGATCAGCGTGAATGCGATGCCGACCCCCGACGTGAGCCCCGAGGGCATCGTGTAGGTACACGACGCGGAGTTCGTGACGGTCTGGACAGTCCCGGTCGAGACTGAAAGGATCTTCGACGAACCCGAGGACCCGATGGCGTTTACGGTCTCTCTGAAGTTCGCGTCAATCTGGACGTTGGCCTTCGTGCCGTCGTCGGTGACAGTCAGCGAGATGCCGGCACCCTCGATGTAGTTCTGGGTCATCTTGTCTGAGACGACCGAACCGTTCTTCGCAGTCCTAGTCTTACTGCTCATTCGCTCAGACGATCCTCGATGGCCTCCAGGCGCTCGACGATGGCGGCGATGACCGCGGAGTAGTCGTTGGCCGTGCCCTGCGGACCCATCGGTCCCTGCTTGCCGGGGAACCCGCGCTCGCCGGGATCACCCTTGTCGCCCTTGGGCCCTTGCGGACCGGGAACGACGCTGGCTTCGCCTGGGTCGCCCTTGTCGCCCTTGTCGCCGGGGTCACCTTTCGGGCCCTGCGGCCCGACGCCGCCTGTCTCACCCTTGGGTCCACGGAAGCCTTCTGGACCCCGGTCTCCCCTGGGTCCTTTCAACGGGTCAGCCATGTCATGCCGTCCTTGGAATCCAGATGGCGGAGATCGTGCCGTTGTAGTCCTCGTCTCCGGTGGTGCCGTCCATGATGTAGGTGTAGATCAGGTACGGAGGCAGTCCGACCGCCGAGAAGGCGTATGCGGAGTTCGCGGTTGCCGAACCCGTGGTGTCTGTCTGCACGCCGGGGCCGATGGACACGACCGTGATCGGCGTTGACGCATCGGTGGTGAGCTGTGTGATCGTGGCGGGACCGCCGGCTGTGAACTCGAACTTGTCCAGCGTGGAGTCCAACTGCGCTCCCTGGCGGTTCGTGGTGATCGCGCCCGACACCGTGAAGTCGAACAGCGGTGTGGTCCCCGTGATCGTGATGTCGATGACGAACATCACCGCGTTCGCCCAGGCGGGGACGCCGAGCGCACGGTTGATCGTGGTGCTTGGCGAAAGGTTTGTCTGAGCGATTGTTTCTAGAAGCTCAAACCTCTTTCGCGTAATCGGAGTTATGTCTGATGTAACCGCAGCCATGTCTCTCTCTCTTCCCCCAGCCTCTTGCAGCCGGGTCTACTGGCTATGTGCTAGCAGTACTGATTGCCGGCATCGACCTGCTCGATGTTCACCCAGCTATCCAGGCCGCTGTCGCTGCCGGCCCCGGTGCAGTGCTTCAGGATGTCGTATCCATTCCCGCCGTCGATGGCGTCCCCGTTGCCCCCGGTGCCGTCATAGATCGTGTCGTTCTGAGCACCGCCGAGGATGATGTCGTTCCCGCTGTCTCCGTAAACAAAGTCAGGGTCGTCGCCGCCGTCGATGTAGTCAGCCGCACCGCCGCCGTGGACTTCGTCAAGGCCAGCACGACCGTATAGGTTGTCCCCGCCGCCGTTGCCGTAGAGGTGGTCGTTGCCCCCTGTCCGTCTGTGCAGTTAGGGCTGTCGTTGCCGTCCCACACGTCGTCGCCTTGGCCGAGCGACTTCTGGTTCTGCCCCGCGTCACATTCGCCGGGGTTGAACGCCGTCGAGGGCACCGCCGTGAACAGGGCGAGGGTGCTTGCGGCAAGCGTCAAGACAAGTAGTTTTCTCACGCTTCGTTAGTACCGGGCTTGTCTAGGGCTTAGTCAGAGCGGGACGAGCGGGTGATCCGCTTGGCCTCCTTGGCCTCGTTCTCGTCTTCTGCCCGCTTGATGAACGCCTTGATGACATCGTCCAGGTCGGACTCGGTGAGCGCGGCCCCGGCACGTAGCTGCTTGGCGCGGGCCTTGTCGGTGTAGTCCGCTACCTGGTCGCGCTGCATCACCCGGCCGGCGAGGAAGTCCTTGCGCACGCGGTTCCGCAGGGCGGTCATCTGCTGGAGCGGGGTCCGCTTGGTTCGCACCGGGAGGTCGCCGTAGGGGTTGTCCAGCGTCGAGGCGAAGGCCCGGTCGGGCATCTCCTGCTCGCCGTACTGGTTCAGCCGCCCCCCGCCGGAGGCGTCCTGCCAGGGGATGAACTGGACCGTGCCGTCCGCATTGGCCCGCGTGACCATGCCCGGGAGCTTCAGGTCCGGGTACTTCTTCCGCAGACGCTCGATCTCCAGGATGCTGTACCGCTTGTGAGGAATAATCATTCGTGCCCCAATATCCGGTGTTTGATGTGGCCGACGAACACGTCGGTATCCACGTGGATGCGGTAGCCGTGTTCCTGGGCGCGGAGGCAGAAGGACGAGTCCTCGTTCAGAAGCTCTCCGGCGGGGGACAGGGCGTTCTGGGTGAACCATGAGCCTGCGCGGCCCTGGTACTGGTCGGGGTGATCCATCTTCTCGTAGACGCTGCGGTTCACCAGCAGGAATCCCGCTCCGCAACCGTCCACGTCCAGGATCTCGTGGTCCTTCCAGTCCATGATGGCCTTGCCGTGGCCCGTGTCGTCCCAGCGGTACATCGCGGGGCGCGGTGGGCGCTCGTTGGCGAAGTACAGACCGCTCACGATGTCGCGCCCCTCAGAGGACTCCAGCAGCCGGTCGTAGTGGCCGAGGCCGAACCACATATCGGTGTCCAGCATCAGCAGCCATTCGTCTTCGTACTCGTTCAGGAACAACTGCACGAGCTGGTTCCGCCCACGGTCGAGGTTGCCGCCGCCGGTCTCCACGTACAGACACCCGGAGATGTCGCGGGAGGTGCGCAGGCCCATCAGGGCACGTACGAACCGGGCGTTCATGTACTCGTCGTGCATGACTCCGATCACCACAGACATTCGCGTAGCTCCGTTCTGATGCTCTCGATGCGATCGGGATTGGCGGTGACCCACTCCCCCGGGGCGAAGTCGCCAACGACCGAGGCGTAGTCCTTGAACTTGAACCCCCGGCCGAGCGTGGCGTGGAAATAGTCCCACTTGCGCGGGATGCCGAAGGCGTCGGCCAGGACGATGCCGTGCAGCGAAGAGGACACCACTCGCTTCGCACGGGCGATGTGCTGGAGCGCCGTCGCGGCTGAGCCCGTCACGTCCACAAACGTCGCGTCCGTGTAAAGGGCAAACATTCGCTCCTGGTCCTGGAAGTGCGGGACCACCACGAGGTCATCGACCGGCTCCGGGGTGATGAAGTCCGAGATCAGCAGGGCAGGGTCTCCGAGCGCACAGTGGTCCCCGCCCTTCACGAGCCTGCGTGTCTCCAGCCCCCGTAGGGCGCGGACATCGGCTCGCGTTAGGTCGTGGGGCGGGAGTTCGTCCCCGCCTCGGCCTGAGCCGAACACCGTGCCGGTGAAGCCGTCGAACCAGCCGAGGACCGAGCCGATGCTGACCCACTCGGCCTGCTCCGGTGGTGCCCACTCAACCTCGTACCCGAGGCCGTTGAGAAGCAGCCAGGACAAGGCATCCCCGAGGTTGGGCTGGGCATTCCACCAGAACAGCTTCATCAGTCTTCGTCGGTGCGAAGCCACGTAGCCTGTGCGAGCTGCTGATCCCTCTCGTTCGAGATGCGTTCCTCCGCGCCGGTTGCGAGCCCGGTGCCCAACTGGTGAAGCTGGACGCCCTTCTCGTTGGCGGCTGAGAGCTGGAAGTGTTCCTTCGAGCAGTAGTCGCCCAGCGGGATTGAGTGGTACTTCGGGTTGATCGGCTTCTCACAGTTGCGGAACTGGCAGACCTCGATGTACCCGGCGGGTGAGTGCGCGGAGATGGCGTCCTTCAGCCGACGCCGGCCCTTCTTCTGCATCGAGTCGATGACGCCCCGGCCGTTGTTGATGCGGCGGTTCATCGGGACGGTGACGAGGTTCGGGCGCTTCTCACGGTGGGCGATGCGCTGCTCCCCCACCTTGATCTCGCGGCCCTGTTCGTCGGTCTCGTACACGTCTTCGATCGTGTAGCGGACCTTCGTGGTGAAGTACGGGTCGTGCCCGCGCTCCTCACACGTGACCCACCACTGCCCGCCCATGAGCTGACAGTTCTGCTCCCCCGTGTCCTTGGGGGTCATGTTTCCCCACTGGTCTTTCGTGTACTGCTTCTGGCTGTGGGGGCAGATGGGTGCGTTCATCACGAGACGCCGCATCGCGGCGTTCGGACGCACTCCTTGGGAGAACCCGGGGATCGACAGGGGAACTGGTGCAACCTTCGTGTCTTCAGTCATGGTCCGTCCTTTCAGGACGCGGGGTGGCGGTCACCTGATGTATTCGACTGGGAAATCGACTGCTCCCGACCCTTCGTCTGTAGCGCCGGGGTGTTCT